TGATGCAGAGTGCGATAGATTCATATTTAAATGCAACAGGATTCATGTTAGATGACATGGTCAAGTTTGGAAAGATAAGTGAGATAGAGTTACTAGCATTTAGGAAGGTGCAGGAATCATCGATCATCGCTTATAGCACCAGACTTGGTGAGGAGGTCAGGCTTGGATTGACAGAGGGATTATCTCAGGGGTTAAAAGGGAATGCATTAAAAGAAAGGATCGCTACCAAGATATCGCTAACTCCTAGAAGGGTTGAAAGTGTTGTTGCAACTGCATTATCTACTTACAACCGTAGCATTCTAATGGTCATGGCCGATGATCTACCCAGAGATGAATTATGGTATTATCACGGACCATTGGATGAGAAGACAAGACCTATATGTAGGGTAATGTTAAGTGAAGGAGGATTAACTCAAGATCAGGTAGAGTCAAACTTCCCTGGTGCATTGGTAGATGGTGGTGGATTCAATTGCAGACATAGATGGATGCCACAAAGGTCAGACCCAAGGATGTCCTCAAAGGCAAGTTCTCAGATAGCAGAGAACCCAAAGAAGTTCAAGAAAGCAAAGACCTTATTGGAGTATAGTCGTGGAATTTAAACTACCAAAATTAGAAGAGATCATAAGATTTAGTAACGGTTTTCTAAATAGTGTGACGATGAAGGCAAGACTCAAACATTTGGATATCATAAAGCATAAGATGAGAAGTCCTGATGGTAGGAGATTTGAAAAACTAACACCTGAATATGCTGCTGAAAAACAAAAGAAATATGGCAATAAGAATCCTAATCTTTATGCATCAGGTTTAATGTTCAAACAGATAATTCCTAAGAAACCAAAACGAGCAAGATGGGATAGTGATGTGCAATTATCCTATGGAGTAAAGGACGGTGCAAAGCATCCCAGGAACAAAGGGGACCAGATAAATACAGCAGATCTTTTGACGTTCCACGCAGAAGCTGTTCCACCCAATAAATTCAGACCGATATCAGGTAGAGTTGGTACACAAAAGGTCATACATAATGAGACCAGAGACATTGTTGTTAAAGACCTTGTAAACCAAATCAATAAGAATATAGGAAGGGCATTACGCCCTTACAGAACAAAAATAGACCTATAAAGGAGGACAGAATGTCCGAAGAAGCAACCGTACAAGCGGAAGCACCGCAGATCGCGGAAGGTACTCGATCACCAGTTGAACCTAAAGTATCGACAGAGGTGGCTCCTGAAAGCCAAGAAGCAACAGTTAGCGAATCCCCTGACGTTAATCAGTTGATAGCAGAAAGTAAAAAGTATCGTAGCAGGGCACAAAAGTCAGAAGCAGAGCTCGATAAACTGCAAAAGCAGATATCATCTACTAGAGAAAAGCAGATGGAAGAGCAACAGCAATGGCAAGAACTGGCGGAAGAGCGTTTGGCTCGGATAACAGAACTTGAGCCTATTGTTGAGAAGGCACAGAAGGAGGAAGTTCAACTAAGAGAACAGATCCTTACTGACTTTAGTGAAGAGGATAGGGAGACCTTTGGTGACTTACCGTTATCAAAACTCCGAGCCTTACATAGTAAATTAACTCAAAACAATCCTCGCCTTGCGATCGCCAATAATCCTGCCGTTCCAGCGAATGAAGTTCCTGAAGATTGGACAAAGATGGATAGGAAGGACAGAGTGAAACATTGGGATAAGATAGTGGCATCGTACAGGCGTACACCTTCTTAAAGGAGAATAACAAATGGCCTATACCGCCTTTAGTGGTGATACTACCAGAGGAACACAGCTGGATGTCTTTATTCCAGAACTGTGGGCTGATGGCGTTTATCGCTACTTTGAAAAAAACCTAGTTTTCAAACCATTCTTTGACGATTACTCAAGTTTGGTTAAAGGAGCTGGGGATGTATTACACATACCAACCGTACAAGAAGTGGCTACTGCTACCAAAGCAGTGAACACTGGTGTGGCTTATAGTGTAGCAACAGAAACCGATATCGACCTTTCGATTGATCAACACATTTATAGCGCAAAGCTTTTTGAAGATTTGGCTATGATCCAATCCAACGAGCAATTGTTTGACAAGTATGCCAAGTCAATGGCATATGGACTTGCAAAAGCTGTCGATACCAAGATAGAAGCATTGCTTCAAACGATTGGTACAAATCAGGATCTTGCTGCTAATAACAGTATGTCAAATGCTGATGTCGAAACCGCATTAGGTACATTAATTAGCAATGATGTTCCAGCCGATGAATGTGCATTCTTCGTGAATCCATTGATCTATGCTGATCTGTTGAACGCCAAGGCATTTGTCGCATCTGGCTCAAGTGCTGGTGTTGGTTTTGGTGCAGATAATGCTGCCATGAATACTGGGCAAGTTGGAATGCTTTTTGGAATTCCAGTTATGACTAGTTCATTAATACCAACAACTTCTTCCGATGGGATCGAAGTTGGCTACCTGGTCCACAAGTCAGCTATAGCTGTAGCTGTACAGCAAGATATTCGAGTTCAGTCAGAATATTCTGTAGACTATTTGGGAACCAAAGTTGTAGCTGACATCATTTATGGTGCAGTTATTACAACTAGCAACCATGTAAAAGGAATTGAGTTCTGTAATACTTAAACCTTAGTGTTGTAACACAATGGGCGGTGACGTGTCATCGCCCATTGTATTAGTAGGAGATATTATGATAGTATTAAAAAAAGATAACCACTATATGCACACCGAGTCACTAGAAGTGGCACAAGAGAAGGTCAATGATGGTTATGAAGTATTAAAAAACAAGTTTCCCGGTGTCAAAATCGTTAAACAAGAACCAAAAGCAGCACCAAAAAAGAAAATGTTCGCTAAGAAGAAAAAGTAACGCTTTTTAGCTGGACTCGTTCACGGTCTGCCAACACCTTAGAGAGATAGGAGAAGAAATGGCAACATCAAATTTACATCGTTACACTGCTCAAGAAGCAGAAAATCGTCTTGGTGGCGGTGGCTATGATTACGTCACAAACGCCACAGTTAATTCACACACATATGTCGCAATTCAAGCATTATCAGTTGATTGTGTGGTCACAGCGGCTACTTCAGTGGATACAGATATTTGGGATACACTTTCATCGGTCACACTATTGGCTGGCCAGACCATTTATGGTGAGTGGTCCTCAGTACAAATAGCCAGTGGTGACTTTGCAATAGTTTACAGGAAATCGAGTTAATCATGGCAAATTTACATAAAAGATCAGTACAGGAAGCACTTAACGTAACAGTAGGCGGTGGATGGAGTGTACAAGACCCAGATACTGCACCATCTAATGCTAGTGCAAGCAACACAGAGCATGAAGCGTTAGCAACAATGACATCTACACTTGGAGTTTACAGTGCGGTAGAGATTTATTTTAGTTTTACAACATCTGAAACCAATTGTGATGCATCACACGATCTTATCTTACCCAAAAATACATTAACATTTTTAACCGTACCTCGTGGTCTTGGTAATACGGTTATTTTTAATTATTTATCAACTAGCACCACTACTGGTGCTATAAGAATAGTGGAGATCTAAGATGTTTAATCCAATGGGGCAAAGCAATCCGCAAGACCTGGGCAATGGCGGAGAGATTGATGGTTCGTTAAGTGTAACTGGTGATTTGACCGTATCTGGCGGCATTGGTCTGACCCTATCCGAAGTAATTCAAGGCACATCAACAATAGATGTAGACTCTACAACAGCCTTGCTGGTACGCAAAAATGGTGCGGCTGGTGATGTATTCATTGTAGATACCACAAACTCTAATATTGAAGTAACTGGTGATATGAATATTACCAATACAGCCGCAAATACTGGGCTGGTAGTAAATCAAAGCGGGGCACATTATGCTTTAAAACTCAACCAAGATACAAATAACACAAGTCTTGAAATTGATTCAGAATGTACAAGCGACAATGTTCTGAATTTCAACTCTCCTGCAAATACTTCTGGTAATATCATTAATATTGCATCTGCTGATGCTTTAACTACAGGTTCAGTTATTAGCATAGATTCTGACTCAGCGTCTACTGGCACAAGAAATTTAGTAGAGATAATAAATGATAATGCATTAGCAACTGGTGCTACTGGGTTATATATTCAGCAAGATAGCACAGGAAAGCCATTACACACATTGTCAAATGTAGATGGTGCATCAGCAGTACACTTTGACAACATTGCTGGTGGTAGTTCATCGGTCAATGAGACAATGGCTTTACATCTTAATTTAGGAGATGGTTCAGCCATTAGAGGTGGTGCTAAGATAACTGCTAAAAAAGAATTAGATTATTCTACTGGTGCAAATATGGATGCCTCTTTGATGTTTTCTGTTTTGCAGAACAATGCCTTTAATGATGCACTTTTTCTTACATCCGCAGGACGGCTGGGAATTGGAACTGCTGACCCAGACCAAATCGTAGAAATATCAAAAGCTATGTCTGGTAGTGCTGGAAGTTATACTGGTCAACCAATACTTAGAATTACGCAAAGTGGTGACCAACCAAGTTATAATATAGGAGATTTTCATTCGGGTATTGAGTTTTATACGGTAGAAACTTCAGGCGTTTTCCCAGAAGTTCAAGCCTACATCAAAACAATTACAACTCGAGGCAATGGAGTCGGTGATGCAGATGCGGGGTTGCAGTTTGGTGTGACTGGGCTGAGTGCCACCGTTACTCCTGCTATGACTCTTGCTGGGGATGGCTCCGTGGGAATTGGAACTGCATCTGGAGATGGAAAACTCCACGTTTGGAGTGCAACTGCTGGTTCAGTAACTGCTGATGCAGACCACGATGAATTAGTATTAGAAAATTCTGCTATGTGTGGAATGACTATATTGAGTGGGGCTTCGAGTCATGGAACAATAGCATTTGGTGATGCTGGTGATGCAAATGATGGTATTTTAGGATATGACCAAGGCGACCGAGCAATGTATATAAAGGTTGCTGGAGATAATACAAAAAGATTCAAAATAGATACCAACTCCCGAATCTCACTCAGTAATAATGATGATGGTGTATCAAATACTATATTTGGAAAAGAGGCTGGAGACTCTGATGGTGCTGGAGATTACAACGTCTTTGTGGGTGAGAAGGCTGGAGGTACTGGAACACAAACAGATGATGCTGATTACAATGTTGGACTTGGTTACTGGGCATTAACTGACCTGACAAATGGAGAATCTAATGTCGCAGTAGGAGCTTTTGCCTTAGAAAATAACACATCTGGTGGGGCTAATGTCGCAATAGGTTCTTGGGATAGTTCTACATATCAAGCACCTCTAACAACTAATACAGTTGGCTCTTTTAACATTGCTATTGGTAGTGGAGTATTAAGATTAGCAAATGAAAATGATAATGATGGTTCTATAGGTATTGGATATGGAGCATTAAATAATCAAGCTGGTACTGGAAATGCCCGATTTTTCAATGCAACAGTTGCTATAGGTTATAAATCTTTAGAAGCTCAAACAACTGGATATTATAATACGGCTATTGGTTATGAAAGTTTAAAGGCAAATCAAACTGGGGCGGCAAATACAGCTCTGGGACACCAATCTCTTTTAGCCACTACTGGTAATAATAATACAGCAGTTGGTTTTGCATCTCTAAAAACAAATGCCGCTGGTTCACAAAATACAGCAGTTGGACAAGAAGCCTTATATACCAATGCAAGCACCAGTAATAACACCGCATTGGGTTATCAAGCAGGGTATACGACTACAGGAGCGAGTAACACCTATGTAGGACATTCTGCTGGTAAAGGAGCATCTGGAGCAGATGCAAATAATGTCGGAATAGGAGCAAATGCCTTATTAGGAATTACGACTGGGGGATATAACACTGTTATCGGGTCACAATCGGGTGATGCTCTTACAACCCAAACGCACAATACTGTCATTGGAGCCGATGCTTTAAATAATTCAAGTTTAGTTGACCAAACAGTTGTCATAGGTTCACAGGCTGGTCAAGGAGCAATGACTGCTGCCGCTGATGGTGTAGTTGCTGTGGGATATTCTGCCCTTGGTGCCCTCACATCGGGTTCTGGGAATACGGCTATTGGGTATCAAGCAGGATTATTAAATACAACTGGAGTGTCTAATACATATATTGGATATGCTGTGGCTGACGCAACCCACGTTGATTCGAGTGGTAATGTAGCAATAGGAAAGAATGCTTTTGGTGGAAGTCATACTGGAAGTGCTTCTCATTATAATACTGCTGTTGGAGAAGGTGCAATGGCAGAAGGTGCTTTGAATGGAGTTAGCGGGGCAACTGCAATCGGATATAATGCACTCAGGTCCCTCACAACTGGTGCTGGCGGTACTGCTGTGGGATATTCCGCTGGTCAAAGCGTAACTACGGGGGAAAATAATACTGCACTCGGTTATGGTTCTATGGGGGAAGCAACAGGTAATGCTATTACTGGTGGTGATAATACTTGTGTGGGTTTTAAGGCAGGGTTT